TTTAATAAAAGAACAATTTCTAAAAAACATATCCTTAATAATGTGGATAACATAATGAATTATCTAGACGCTGATGCGGTATTTACCACCGACGAATTTTCACTCAACGTTTATCGACTATTCAATCAAGGAAAATCAGAAGAAGAAATATTAGAATACATAAATAATAATATATGAAAATCAAATTGGAATACGTTTGGCTGGACGGATATAAACCAGAACCAAACCTTAGAAGTAAAGTTAAGATTGTTGAATACAATACAGTTAGATACGCATTTTTAGATGGTAATTTTCCTATGTGGAATTTTGATGGGTCATCAACTAACCAAGCTGAAACTGGAAACTCAGATCTTATTTTAAAACCTGTTAGACATTATATGAAAGACATGTCATCAACGGTTTATGTTTTATGTGAGGTATTAAATCCTGATGGGACAACACACGAGTCAAATAAAAGATCAAGTATTGGTGAAGGGTTTGAAGATCTTTGGTTTGGTTTTGAACAAGAGTATTTTATCTACGATAGAAAAAATAAATGTGTTTTAGGTCACGATGAAAACAACTTAAAACCACAAGGTAAATATTATTGTGGTGTTGGTGAATATGTTGTGGGTAGAGATTTTGTTGAAGAACATACAAATATTTGTTTGGACTATGGTATTGATATTACCGGAACAAATGCTGAGGTTGCTTTAGGTCAGTGGGAATATCAAGTATTTTCTCAAGGTAAATTAAAAGGTGGTGACGACCTTTGGATGACAAGATACTTTTTATATAAGATCTCTGAAAAATATGAGTATCGTATTGAACTTCACCCTAAACCAATAAAATACGGTGAATGGAATGGATCAGGTCTTCATACAAACTTATCAACAGACATTATGAGAAATGATGGGAACGAAGAATACTTCATGGCATTATTCAACGCATTTGAATCAAGACATGAAGATCATATTAAGGTTTATGGGTCAAACAACAATCTAAGATTAACTGGTGAATATGAAACTCAGGCAATTGATAAATTCAGTTGGGGTGTATCTGATCGTGGAGCGTCAATTAGAGTTCCTCAGGACACGGCAAAAGAATGGAAGGGTTATATTGAAGATAGAAGACCAGGCTCAAATGCCGATCCTTATAAGATCATCCGTGAGATTGTTAAATCACTTGATATTACAGAACAAATATATAATACAAAACATATGATGACATCATTTGTTGATATAGATGGTCTTAATGGGAAATACGGAACAATGTCCAACGATGAGTTATTAAAAGAATATAGAGAAGAAGAATAATGGATAACGAATGTGTATGTGGTGGTACCGGACTTTGTCAGTGCCCACCAATAAAAATAGAACAAGTTAATCATCCTAACCATTATGGAGGAGAAAATAATGAATATGAAGCTATCAAGGTGATTGATGCTTGGGATTTAGGATTTAGTTTAGGAAATACAGTAAAATATATTAGTCGTGCAGGAAAGAAAGGAAAATACAACGAACTCGAGGATCTCAGAAAAGCCCTATGGTATCTCGAACACCACATCGAAAAAATTGAAGAAAAAAACAGGATTTAGTAAAGAAATCTCAGTTTTAGATGCAATCACAACACCAAATGAATTATTACGAGAAACTCTCATAAATTTTATGTGGGGGTTTCTTGGAAACTCTATTGTTGTGTTTGTGGCAAAGGAACTGGACTTTTTAGTTTTAATAAACTATATTGTTTATTACGTTCTAATTTCTTATATTGTAAATAGGAAAAAGTATGATACAATTTTAGGTAAGTTTATAGTTCTTCCTGGATCAGCGGCAGCAGGAGCATTCGCAGGATATAAATTAGCACAGATAATTACAGAAATAGTTTAAATAAGATGATAGAAACAGGAAAAATAATAAATGGGAATTGTATTGAGGTAATGAAAACTTTACCTGAAGGTAGTGTTGATTTGGTTGTGACATCGCCACCCTATAATTGTGGGATTAATTATGATACCCATATTGATACTTTACCTATGGATGATTATTGGGGATGGACAAAAGAATGGTTACAGGAAGCTTACCGATTACTTAAAGATGACGGTAGAGTGTCAATTAATATACCTTACGAAACAAATGTTCAAGGTAGAGGAGGAAGAGTATTTTTTGTTTCAGAATTTTATCAGGTAATGAAACAGGTTGGTTTTAAATTTTTTGGGGTCGTTGATCTTGAGGAACAATCACCACATAGAAGTAAGACAACAGCTTGGGGTTCTTGGATGAGTCCGTCTAGTCCTTATATTTATAACCCTAAAGAATGTGTAATATTGGCGTATAAAAAACAACACATTAAAAAAGTTAAAGGAGAACCACAATGGAAGGGAACACCTACTGAAATTGAACAGGAGGATGGGACTATAAAAAAGAAAGTGGTGTATGAGGAGAAGGATAAGAAAGAGTTTATGGAACTTGTGTTTGGTCAGTGGAATTATTTTGCCGATACTAAATCATTAACCAAGGCGACCTTTAGTTTAGATATTCCTTCAAAAGCAATTAAGATATTGTCCTACAAAAATGATGTGGTTTTGGATCCATTTGCAGGATCAGGAACTAGTATGGTAGCGGCGGAGATTTTAGATCGTCGTTGGTTAGGTGTTGAATTGTCTGAAAACTATTGTGATGTTGCAAGAAAACGAGTTCAATCATTTGTTGATGATAAAAAACAATTAAATTTTGATTTATAGTATTTTTTATTCAAAATCTATAAAATCACCATCATTTATATTATATTTCTCACAAGTTCCACCTGGTAATTCTAAAACCAAATCACCATAACCTTCATAACTTGGACATTCTTCCGTTTTACATGGTTTACATTGGTGTTGTATTACGTTAATTTTTTTTCCATCAATAAATATAATATCTAAAGAAACCAAACAATTTTTCATCCAAAAAGAATGAGGTCCTTTATCCATAAAAAATAACATACCGTCAAAACTACCGTCAAATTTTTTTCCCATCATACCTTGTTGAATATCTTTTGATGTAAACAATGGTATTACTTTAAAAATGTTGTTATTTATAACTACGTTCATATTTATAAATATCTATGATTAAATTTAAAAAATGGGCCGGAGTTATTCTTAGAAATAAAGATGAAGTTTTACTTTGTAAAAGATCTCCAAAAAAATCATTACCAAATACTTGGTCCATACCATCTGGTAAAATAGAAGATGGTGAATCGCCAGGACAAGCGGCCATTAGAGAATTTTATGAAGAGACAAATATTGAATTGAGCACAAAAATAGATTTTGTTGGATTTGTGGATAAATTAAAAGAAGACGGAACAAAAAAAGGACATATGTTTGTTTTTTACATGGAAAGTAAAACAAAGATGGAGCCTGATTTAGAAAATGCTAAAGACGGATTTGAACATACGGAGTGTGAATATTTTAACAAAGAAAATTTACCTCAACAAGAAAATAATGAAGAACTAATGGATTTATTAAAAAAAATTTTAAAATAGTTTTTAGTTAATCATATTATTTGTATATTTGTATTAAATAAAAACATATGATAAAAAACACCTTTAAACATACTATCAATATTCTAAATGAAAATTTTGGAACCTTACTTAGCGAATCTTTTGTTGACCAAGTACAATTTAAAATTTTTTTAAAAATGGTTGATGGAGCATTAAATTTAAATCAAGATTTATCTTTTTATGACGGGAATACTTTTTTGGTTCACATTCCTCATAGAATATTAAAAGACTCTGTAATATTAACAAATGTTAAAGAAGTAACCATTGGAGAACAAGTTAGAAACAAAATTGAAACATTAGTATAATATGAAAAATATTTTTTATTTATTGGTTAGCATTATGTTATTATCTTCTTGTTATAAGGAAGATATTACGCCTCAAATACCTTTAGACCCACAGCTAATTATTACAGACACAACTTTTGTTGACTCAACAGTTAGTTTAAAAAATACTACATGGGTTATTAAAAAGGTTTTGAATACAAACTTTGATCAAGAATTAAGATCAGATACAATTGTTTTTTTATCTAACAATGTTTATAGTTTTAATGGGGTTCAATCAACCTATAATTTTTATCCAAATAATTTAAACTATACTTTGACATTAAATAACACTCCTTGGGGACACATAAGTTGTGGTATTTATGAATACAATATAACACAAGGTGAAATTATAAATTGCCAATTTAATAATTATTTTACAGGACAAAATGTTTTGAAAATTTGGATGTATAAAGAATAGTTTCTTTGTTTATCTTTAAAACAAAGTGGTGGAGTTATTGATTAAATTCAATGTCAACAAAAAAAAGGTGGAGAAATTCACCTTTTTTTGTTTTTTTTTATATTTATTATAAAACATTTATGAAAAAAAATCTATTTGTAATTAATGAAAATGAAAAGGAGCGTATTATAAATATGCATAAAAACGCAACTAAAAATTTGTATAATAATAAAACATATGTTTCTGAACAAATTCTTATAGAACAATATGACACAAAAGAGTTAGATAAGTTAAAACTTGAAATTTTAACAGGGTTAAATGTTCTAAAAACAAATAACCCAATGTTTTCCGGTAAAATAGATGGGCATATAAAAACCTTAGAAGGAATACAAACTAATTTAATTTGTAATGGAAACAAATTAAGTAATGAAGTTCAAACTAAGTTAAATGATGCTAAAGAAGATCTTAAATTAAAATCAATACTTAAGGATCCTGAAAATAAAATTGATGGAATGGTATCAAAAATAGCTTTTATTGAAAATTTTTGTTCAACAGCTGGTAACGATATTTCTAGTGGTGGGGATATAAAAATTCCGGTTGCGGCCGATGGTCAACAAAATATTGATGTCGTCTCAGTTCAACAAAGAATAAATAAAGAATGTAAAGCTGATGTTTTAAATACTGCCTTACTTAATTTTCCTAAAGCAAGAATTGGATCACCACCAAATTATAAATTAAAAGAAGACGGAAAAAATGGTTCTGGCACAAAATCGGCAATTCAAGCATGTGCTTTACCAAACTTAAATAAAGTTCTTGGACAATCAAATCAAGGATCTCAAACATCAGTTCCACCAACAGGCGGATCATCATTGTCTAAATCAACACCTGTCGGAGTATCGTTAAATGATAATGATATATCTACCTTAATGAGCTAATATAAAAAAAACGTAAAAACAATAGTTTTTATAAATATAAAGGGAGAGTAATTTCCCTTTTTTTATACAACATTTTTTATTATATTTGTATTATGGAAAAAATGATATATTTGGTTAGAGGAATACCAGGGTCAGGAAAATCGACATTTGCAAAATCTTTGGGTGGAACACATTTTGAAGCTGACCAATTTTTTATGGTTGATGGCAAATATAACTTTGATGGTAGTAAATTAAAGGAAGCTCACAATTGGTGTCAAAATATTGTTAACACCGCAATGATATTAAATTTGACTGCAGGACTTAACAAGAGGATTGTTGTATCTAATACTTTTACCCAAGAGTGGGAAATGAAGCCATATTTTGAAATGGCCGAACATCATGGGTATAAAATATTTTCAATTGTTATTGAAAATAGGCATGGTGGTGTTAATGAACACGGAGTTCCTGAAGATAAGATCCAATTAATGAAAAACCGTTTTGAGATAAAAATATAAGAAATGAAATTTGATAAAATATTAACTAGTGGTAAGGTTTGGATTACTTCAGATACGCACTACTCACACAAAAACATTTGCCGAGGAGTTACGGTTTGGAGAACCATAGATGGTAATATTCCAATCGATGCGACCAGAGATTTTCCTAATTTGGATGTAATGAATAGTTTTATTGTTAATAACATTAATGAGAAGGTTGGTCCTGATGATACTTTAATTCACTTGGGTGACGTGGCTTTTGGTGGTGTTGAAAAGATAGGAGAATTTTTGGGTCGTTTAGTTTGTAAAAACGTTCACCTTGTTTTGGGTAATCACGATCAGAACATAAAAAAAAATAGAGAGAACACCAACGATAAATTTTTATCTATTCAAAACTACTTGGAGGTTAATATTGGTGGTGTTGATTTTGTGTTATCACATTATCCATTATCAAGTTGGAACCAACTAAATAAAGGTTCAATTCACCTTCATGGTCACGTACACCTACCAAGAAATAAAAGATTTGGTAAAGGTAAAAAAATGGATGTTGGTATGGATGGTAATAATCTTTATCCGTATAGTATAAGTGAGATTGTTCATATGATGGATAAACGATGTGTTGAGTCCGAGACTAATGGAGATCACCACTTAGACGTTATTATTGATCTTGTGGGTTAAATCATAACTCCAATATATTTATAAATATGAAAATTATTATAACAGAATCACAACTTAATTTAATTAACGAAGCTTTAGGGGTTCCAGATAATATTTTGGACGCTGCCGATATGTTATACGACATTGTTGAAAGAGACATAAAATCAATAAGAGAAATTCAAGATGAGTATAAATTTGATGGTGAATTAGAATTTGAATTAGGTGATAAGAAAAAAATCAAAATTGATTCATATACTCTTACTGTAAAAATTGAGGAGATTGAAGATGAAGAAGGGGTTTTAGATATTGTCTCAATGGGAATGGGAGGTGCTTTTGGATTTAATAGGGATGTTTATATGAAAGAAAACGAACCTTCAACAATTTTGGAATTAACAATAACATTTGCTGTTGGTGAAAATTGGAAACCTGAAGGACTTATTGAAAAAATGGAAGAAGAGAAAGACGAACATGTTGCATCTTTAGCTCATGAAATAAAACACAAATACGATAAACAATCAAAACAATTTGGTTTAATTGGTCAAGACGCCGAATATCAGGCAACACAAAGAAGAGGTAGTTTTGGAATACCGGTAATTGATAGAGTTTTTTTTAGATACTTGTATTATATTTCTGGTATTGAAAATCTTGTAAGACCAACTGAAGTGGCTTACAAATTAAAAAGAAAAAATATTACAAAGTCACAATTCAAAGAATTTTTAGAAAATAATGTAGTTTATAAAGAACTTGTTGAAATTAAAAACTTCACATTTGAAGACTTCATCAATAGATTAAAAGAAAGTGAAGATAGATTAGATGCTCTTATTGAACACATTGGTGATGACCCATCCGACATGACAATAGATGAAAAAATTAATGCAGTATTAGAAGTTGCTTATATTGATTTAGTTAATAATAGAATGCAAATGTTTATGACAATGACGGAACATGGGATGGATGATGTTATAAAATTTGGAACTCAACTTGGCATTTTACCTCCAGGGTTAGAAGGAAAATTGGAAGGAATCCAAAAGACAGATGAGATTAGACAAAAGTTTTTAAAATACGCAATGAAATATGAAAAAACCCCAACCAAATTCTTTGAAGATGAAATTGAAAACTTCCAATATGTTGCAAATAAAATGATAAAGAAAATATCAAAACTATATGCTATGGCAAAAGACGATGAACAAGTTAGTGAATCAATTATCAATTGGGAACTTCATCAACAAATCATGGAAAAAAAATATGGAAAAAGAAAAATTGAAACAAAATACAAAAATTGGAATCTTAAATAATAATATAAAGTCATAGTTTGCTCAATACACGAATTTATTAACCACTAATTTCAATTGTATTCGTATTTATTAGTGAACTCAACCTGCCCGTGGAATATGGGGGTTTCCTAAAAAGATTCTTCAAGAGAGTAAATAATTTTATTTTATTTATTTTTACTATGAAGAATATATTGCTTGGACTTTTTGTTCTATTTTCATCTTTCTTATTGTCTCAATCATGTTTGCACACCATACAACGAACTGACACATGGGGTGATGGTTGGAACGGAGGAGCTGTATCCGTTTCCGTTAATGGTGTAACTGTTTTATCTAATTTAAGTTGTGTTGGATATGGCCCTACTTCTTCTGTCTTTTCTGCCGCAGTAGGGGCAACAATTAGAGTATTCCGAACCACTGCAGGACTTTATCCTTACGAAATGCGTATACGAGTTATCAATGGTGCAGGAGCTACCATAATCAACACTATTCAACCACTTGCCGGAACCTCAACGTCAGGAGGTCATATAGTTGCAGGAAGCTGTGCGGCAGCCGCCGCGGGACCTTGTACCAATACTTCACCTTATATGACGGCTACTATGCCATCAACGCCAGG